GACGGCATCATGACAGTTTCTGCATTTACCGACGAATTTCCTATTCTTGGTGAAGTGATGGGCTATGCAGTGATCGGTGGTATCGCGCTTGGTGGTGTTGTTGCTTCGCTATCGCTATTCATGGGCATCGGTCAAATGATGGCAGGCGGTTGGGCAATTACAATGAAATTGCTTGGCGCAACCATGACCATTCTACGAACAGTCACATTGGCACTTACATCGACTATTTGGAAGATGGGCATTGCACTACTAACAACCCCGATTGGCCTAGTGATTGCTAGCGTAGCTGCACTTATCTATTTCTGGGATGACTTGAAAGCAACGTTTGGTGATCTGGGTGTGTTCAAAGCGCTCGGCTCAGTGATTGATTGGTTTATCGAAAAGCTGAACTGGATACCAGGCATCGACATCGAATGGCGTGCCGGTGATATGCCAGAAACCCCAGAAGTCGAACAAGCAGAACAAGCAGCCAAAACCTTACCACCTGCCGCAAATGCAGGCGTTTACGGCTACCAACAAGCCGCAACGCCAGCGGCAGGCTACCACCAATACGGTCCAGCTCAACAGCAAAATATCGAACTAGCCAAGCAGACTGAAACGGCAAGCAACGTAGTAAATCTAGAACAAGTTCGCCAGGCCCAACAAACCGAAACCGTTGCCAACGCCACGGCTATCACTGCCGAACAATCAAAAGAACTAGAACTGGCTAAGCAAACCGAATCAGCAACCAACGTAGTAAACCTAGAGCAAGTTCGCCAAGCCCAACAAACAGAAACCGTAGCCAACGCCACGGCCATCACCGCCGAACAATCAAAAGAACTAGAACTAGCAAAACAAACCGAGCAGGTTAGCCAGTACCAGTCGCACGCTGCCACAAACCAAGACTACGGAAACTACACCTACGCTCAAGCCAATCAAATTGAAGCGGCCCAACAGGCCCAGCGCGCTAGCCAAGACTTGACGCCAAACGTAGTGCAACTTCAACAAGATGCAGCCGACATCAACATCCAGTCATCTGAAATATTAGCATACAAGCAAGACCGCAACATCACGCAACCGCCATCAAGCTTGGTCAACAATATGACTACTTCGAGCAGAACCGAAGGTGGCCGTACCGTTCATTTTGGTGACGTCCATATCACCAGTAAAGAAGCCATGACACCAGATCAACTAGCCGAATGGGATGAGCTCAATGTCGGATAAGTTCGTAGACATCAAAGTAGTCGATGGCGGCTGGGACATAGACGCGGGAAAGCAGCCTTTAAGCTGTAGCGACTTGTACAGCATCGCCCAAGATGTGAAGCACGCAATCATGGAATCAGGGCTAATGAGGGAGTTAATAGCAGAACGTAACCCGACACTTAGAAATGATGTTCTGATCCAGATTGAGCAGTTAGCAGAAGACGATATTCGAATCATTCCAGGAACGGCGACAGTAACAGAGCTCGACCCTAGCCAAATACTCTTAACGGCAGATGCCTATGAGTATGGCCCCATCGGAGAAGTGAAGGTGACAAAATGAGCAAGCGACCAACGCCAGATTTCATCAAGATTTTGGAACAAGCAAATGTTCCCGTTACTGAAGAAGCCATGGAAGCAAAGCTAAAAGAAGAGGTCGTGGCCGCGGGCAGTCAGTTATCAAATGACTCCAAAATGTCACCGTTCTGGCGTTGGGTTCGGTCTGCGGTTGTTACGCCAAGCGTGTGGTTGATCCGCACTTTGTTGGCGAAGCACGTTTTGCCAAACATGTTTGTGGCGACCTCGGCTCGATGGGCGCTTGAACTAAAAGCCTGGGAACTTAGTGTTGAACCGAAAGGGGCGGTCGCAACGCAAGGATTTATTACTTTTGCAAAAGCCTCCCAGGATGACGCTGTTATCGTTGAAAAAGGGTCAGTAATTCAAACATTGCCGATTGAAAATAGAATGTACTCTCTAACGGTACTGGAAGACGTATTGATACCACCGGGCGAACTAAAAGGAAAAGTTTTAACTAAAGCTGAAGAAGCGGGGGCAGCTTATAACTTGCCTGCAGGCTATTTCAACATATTGCCCAAGGAGCTGCCAGGTATTGTTTCCGCAATTAATGAACCTGATTGGATAACTCGATTAGGTGCAGATCCAGAGACCGATGAAGAGTTGGCTCTACGCTTGCAATCAGCATTTACCAGTTCAGGTAACATGCATATCGATGATGCATATCGTTCGATTATCTCTAATGTTGCGGGTATTCGAAGTGATAATGTTTATTTTCGCAATACTGGACACCTAATACCTGGCACTTCTGACTCTTACATTGTTATGGAAGTAGGTCCAACCCCTGCAAAAATACTGGAACAACTGAATAAATACATTATGGATGATGGTCATCATGGCCATGGTGATGTCCTGACATGCAAAGCGATACCAGAGACATGGCATGACATTATTGCGGATGTGGTTTTAGATAAAAATGTGATTGCAGATCAAGTTGCAGCAGAATTAGAAATTGTTAAGGCTCGTACTCGAGCGGCATTTCGGGAAACAGCAGCATATCCAGAAATGACAAGAGCGGCTCCAAAAAGCCGGTTCAGCTTTTCACTGCTTGCATCAGAAATTCATAGCAATCAAGAGAAGGTTGATTCTGTTAAGTTTACGGTCGATGGAGAGGTACAGAAAGATATTGTCAGTGAACTTGCGCAACCAAGAATTAGAACAATAACTGTAAGGGCTGTGTTGTGAGTGAAATCGATAACAATGTACCTCGATTACCTGAGGCGGTGGTCCCATGGTGGCAAGATGGTAAAACAACATCAGAAGCGGTAAAGGAACCATTCTTTCTATCAAGTGGAGTGGTGGCGTACTTTGGAGAAAAATTATGGCGATGGTTAACGCACCCTCTAAGACAAACTGATCCACTCACCTGCAGTGAGAGCCTACTTAATCTGCATTCATGGGATACAAATATTAATCGGTTTAAAGGCGAACCAATAGAGATCTACCGCAAGCGGGTTAAGTACGCATTAATCAACGGTCAATCGGCAGGAAGCAAGGAGGGGTTTGCCTCTATTTTTGAGCGTATGGGGCTGCATGTCATTTCTCAAAAAGAGCGTCAGTTGGGTATGGACTGGGACATCATTACCATCGAACTTGCTGAAACGGGAACACCAGCTGACATGGACTTGTTGTTTGCGTTGATTTCCCAGTACGGGCGAACGTGTCGACGCTATGACTTAGCACTAACGAACGTTGCGGATGAGTTATGTTTAGCTGCGGAGTTTAATTGCGATTGGGGTTATGACTTCGCATCTATGGAACTAGATTAATTAAGTAATTAGGAGTACGCATGGCAGCGATCGTCAACTCGGGGAAAAAATACATCACGGACAATATTGTCGCTAATGTCCCTAGCCATATCACCCGCTTTATTCTTGCTAATGTAGAGCACTCGGATCCAAAAAAAGCGGTGGATTTGGATGAGGGTATGCCCAGCCCAGATAATATTGTTTATAACGAAGTCATTACGAGGAAGGCTCAAATAGATCCCGATCAAGTGGTATTCAGTCAGATTTTGGCGAGTACAGCAGGCGACTTTGATTTTAACTGGATTGGTTTAGGCACCGACGATGGGACGTTGATCGCCGTTGTTTATGTACCAATGCAACATAAACGTAAGTATGAAGGGGAGCAGACAGGGAACACCATTACTCGAAACGTTGTACTTAAGTTTGCTAATGCCGCTAAAGCGTTAGATGTGATCATTTCGCCGGAAACCTGGCAGTTTGATTTTACGGATTTCATCAGAATAGAAATAAAAAAAATCATAGCCAAGTACGTAGATTTGGTGGATTCAACCGTTGAGATCGTGAATGGTGCAGTAAACATCATTACATCAGCACACAACAGAGCGTTAGAAGTAGGCATGGAAAGGGATACATTTACTATTCGAGTGAGCAGTAAAGTTGATCTTGATAAGCACAACGTCACACTGTTCCCTCCGACAGGTGAAAAGTTTAATTCATGCGGTGAGCTGTATGATGCAATTCGTTTTATTTCGACTGATACAGAGTTCCGCCTATACAGAGAAAAAGGAGAGTGGTGTGTATGAATATCCTCTATCTAGGGCAGTCTGGCGGTAATATTGCTATTAATAGTTGTATCGATTTACATGTGAATAGCGTTAATCTATATAAATGTCCACTGACTCGATGTGTATATTTAAGAACTGGCGTGATTGATACCGAGTCGGAGAAATATCCGTATGCTACAACGCATGTTGCTGATGTTCGTGAAGGCGGGTTTTCATTTGAAGGTGCTGTATTAAATAACCCTAGAGGGTTTGACTATGATGGCTCGGAATTTGGTGTCATAACAAATAATAAAGAAGATGGTTCACCTCTCGGTGAAATTGTCTTCTATGACTCTAATTATCAATATACCAATAAACGTTGGGCTTTGACTTTTACTTCAATAGGAGGGATTAGTTATGACCCTTCCAGTGATTCATGGTGGGTACTGGCTCATGGTGCTAGCTATTCCTGTATTTACCATGAATTCAAAATCTCTGGGCCTACGGGCCGCACGAAAGATTTTGGTGCAGTGAACTACTACGGTATGGATATGTGCTGTGATGGTGTGCATAGGTATGTGACCATAAATAGACCGAGTGGGAACAAGAAAATTATAACGCTATCTAAATATACCCTTGACTGGGAACTGGTCGGTACAACTGTGTCTTTTGGAGCTAGGTCAGCAATATCATGGTGTTCTGTAGCCGTTGACGATAAGTATGTTTATGTATCATCTCAAGACAATGTGTTTTTTGTTAGAGATAAGCAAGATTTATCTCATGTATCTAGTAGTACTAATTTGGGGGTTAACTCAATTTCTGTCATCGAGAACCAAAAAGTGGTAGGTGCACATATGATAAAAGACGGCGATGAGTCGGGTGTTCATGTGGGTATTTATGATGCTGTTGGTATTAAGGAAGAAAAAAAGAACCCTGATACAGGTTTGCCGATATATATAAGGATTAAATGATGGCATTAATTGATGTGAAAAAGGCAAAGGAATCTTTACAAGAAAAATTTGAAATAAGAATAATAAACGTAGATGGAGACACCTTACACAACTCATCATTCACCAAAATCACTTGTGAAGAGCTAACGAACATGAAGGTTGTGGGCTCAGTTGACATCGAGGACAGAACATTTGCCATGCCGTTGCGTCGTGATGATGGCCGCTTGTTTCTGTTTCCTGTCAATGTAGTGAATGGCCAGTTTACGGTAACGCTGAACTTTCCAACGACTGGCCAGTTCGTCTACACCAACTCGAAAGCCAATCATGATTTGCCAGAACCACTCTTTGAAGTTGCCTCTATCAAAATTGATGTGCTTCGGAAGGCTCAATGAAGTACACCCACTTAAGATGGCCTGATTCGATACAGGCCATTCAAACATCGGCTCAAACCGTGACCGATAAAGTTGGTGCGGCGATGAGTTCGGCGGTGGGGCGAGTTACCGTGTTAGAAAGCGATGCCTCATATGGACGACACGCGTTAAGCCAAGAAGCGGCGACACTTCTTGGGTTGAGGCAAGAATTAGAAGGCTTAAGCGTGCGGGGGCAAGTGATTACAACGACGCCATATCAGTTCCAAGTTGGAAGTAGGCTAACCTCTGGTAGTTACCTGACACCGAACGTAGCGATGAACGTATTGAGTAACAAACTACGAGATCATGCCGACCAGTATAGGCCTACACACTCTATTAATTGTGTCGCAATACTTCTTACGTCGGAGCACTTAAAAGGTTTTACACAAAAGCTGGGTGAGTTGGTGAACGTATTCCCACTATCAGAATGGTGCCAAGCGTACCGACAGGCAAGCTCGATGCTAACAAACGAAACGGACAAGTTTTATCAGTCCTCGCCAATTGTTCAGCCAAGATTTAAGCCAGTTGCGACACTTAACTGTGATCCCGTTCGCCGTGCTGAACTTCTTCACTGTAGCCACGTCGCGACACTTGAATCGTTAGCCGATGATCAGAAAAACGTCATCGCGAAATTGAAAGCGCTAGCAACAAAACGTGACGCCCAGTTAAGCGAAACAAGAAACAGCATTGAGGCACTTAAAATGCTACAAGGTGGCGTTTGGGGAATGAAGCTTTCAGGAACGCCGGGATCTATCGCAACGGCGCTATCACAAACAGCGGTGCCAAATAACGACCAATATACGATAGCGAGCCTAATACTCAGCACATCACCATTAACCTTCTGGGAGGAACTATTATGCTCAGCTTAAACGGTGAAATGCTTCGCCTTGATAATATGAAAGTCGAAATGAGCCTAGAGCTTAAAGACCAGGACATGAGCGGCCAGTCATCCGGAACCGATACATCAGAACAAGGCGATAAAGGCAAAGAGCTCACGTTTTCCGGTCGAATCCCTTTCTCAAAAGTAGAGCGACTTACACGCCTATATCAATTTGCATCGGCAAAAACCGAGCAGGGCAATCGCGCTATTTATCGAGTAGGTAACGACACCGCCAAAGCGCTAAAAATACGGGAAGGTAAGTTCACTGGCCGTATCAGTGCGAGGGAAAATGAAACGCTCATGTGCTGGAACGTTTCTTTCAAAATCCGTGAGCATATGTCAGTGGCTGAACGTAAAGAGCTGCGCGAGCAAGAGCAGACGAAACCAGAACAGCAACAGAACACGCGCCACCAAGCAGCATTAGAAAAAGCGAATGAGGCCATGCAATGAAGTTAAAAAAGCGATTGCTGATCAACAACACCGAAGTGCAGCTATCTAGCCACAAAGTAAGTTTGAAGCTATCCAACGGTGGGGTAGCTTTTTTTGTATTTGCGGCAGAGAATCAACCGAAAAAACATCAAGCCGTTCGTTTTGATATTGGCTACGGTGATAACGTAAAGGAGTGGTTTGAAGGTTACATCGAAGACGTACTGCCCGCAGAAAACGGCTATTACAAAGTTGAGGTGCGAGAGAACGCGGGCATCATGCGCTATCGGCACCCGCTTAGCATCGAGCATCCAACCATGCGCCAAGTGATCGCCCAGCTGTCTGAACTAACGGGCCTAGATTTCGTATTGCCAGAAAAAGCCGACTACATCGATACACCTATCCCAAACTTCGTCTGTCATGGCACCGGTTATCAATGCCTAAAGCAAATCGCTAAGGCCTTTAGCATCCCAGACATGATCTGGTACCAGGACTTAGACCAACGTGTATTTGTTGGCGCATTCGAACACAGCCGATTCTTCAATAAACCAGTAGAAGTACCTGCTGATCTTATCGCACGCCAGTACACAAGCAACATCACGTTCGCGCCGTTTCCAATGCTTCGACCAGGTGCCATCACGAATAATCACCGGCTAACGCGTATCGATTTAGTTGGCGACGAAATGACAGCCCATTGGGCCCGCGTAGAAGGAATGCCACCAAAGAAACGCGAAACCCTAGAATTGTTCCCAGAACTAGCCGCCGGTTACCACTTGCCAAAGTTCGGGCGTGTTGAATACGTGCGTGACAACGCCACATCAGGCCAAACCGCTGATCCATTCCGCCCACGCTATGCAATTGATGTTCAACTGCTTGATGAAAACATGGAAATAGACAGCCAAGTACCTGTTTATCGGTCCGTTCCGCTACCGGTTCACATGAGTGGCCATGAGTCTGGCTTAATGGCTTATCCATTAGAAGGTACCATTGTAGAAATCGCCTTCGCTTATGGCCGTAACGACAGACCAATAATCCGTGGTATCTATGGCCGCGAACACGCACTACCGACAATAGAGCCGGGTGAACAACTGCAGCAACAACGCGAGGAAGTGAGCCATCGCATCGATGCAGTTGGCAATACCACAGAGCAAACCGACCAGATGCAAAAACACATAGCATTTGAAATGCATGACAAAGCCGATCGCTACCTTGGTGAGTATGGTCAACACAAGATAATTGCTAGTGAACACTCGATAGAAGAAATCATCGGCAAAAAGCTGATTGAAACACTCGGTGCCATTAACCTCTTAGCCGGTGATGATCTTGTTCTTGGTAGCCTAGGCAACATGCAAACCGCGACTGCAGGTGAATACATAGAAACCATTGGTAAGGTGCGCCGCAGCATCACGAAGGAGCACCAATGGCTGCAAGCGCCAAAGACATGGGTTGGCTCTAAGAATGAGAACGTACTCAAGTTATTAAGCGAGTTGATGCAAGTGGTCAAAGAGCTGGCCGACACGTTAGCCAGTCATACCCATCCAGGCATACTACCAGGCAAAGCATCGACGGAAGCCCCGAACCAAGCGGGAGCGATAACAGGCCACGGAGGCGACAGTGGTGCATTGAAGGCTAGACTCGACCCAATCACCAAGTAACCACGGAATCTAGCAACGCGCGGCCATTAGGCTGCGCTTTTTTACGCCTATAGAAAATACCCTCACGGAATCCACGGAAGGGAGCCAACACGTGACGGAAAACGCACTCCTCTACACCCGCCTGCGACCTTTTTGATCTGTTTTTTTTACAGTTTTAGAAATGCGAAATTCTAGCGGGGTAGGGAGTATCACAAATAGCCTTTGAGGCCTTATGTAGCATGGGGCTTGGCGGAGTGAGAAAGGCGCTTAAAATGGCTTAAAAAGCGCGATACAAAATTTCAATCATTTCAGTTTTTTTCAGTTAATTGCAGTTTTGACGATCACTAATGATCTAGGTGGTGTTTGTAACCTACTGAAAAATAAGGAGTGTTGTGTTTTATGTCTAGGTTTGAACGATCTTGTGTTGTGAAAAAAGATCTATAAGGAATGTTTGTAGCCCTTAATGGTAAAGGGCTACGGGAGAATACTGCTTGAAATGTGTTTTTCGGAACGGTTCGCTACTTGTTGGTCTGCGTAACCTGCCATTCACGCATGTTGGCCCGTAGTTTTTTACCTTCTTTTAAGTTTTCTTTCGCAATCGGGTTTGCCTTATCCTCATTCATTTGTACGATAAACTGCACTGCCTCTTTACCACTGAGCATCGTTCGGCCAAATGGATTGCTTTTGATTGCCATAACTGCATCCTTTATTTCAGTAGGTTCGGTATGACCAGTACTCTAGCATGTCATTAAAAAACCGCCCCAGTGGGCGGTTTAGAGTATGGCCTCACATCAAGTTTCGAACTTAACCTTACCCGAAGGAGGGGAGTAGTTTCATCAAATTAGGGCTTTTAGCTTTACATGTCAATTACAGTAAATCGAATCTTCGACACGTTCTCTGTCAGGTTTTTCGTTTTGCTGGCAAAAGGCAAGACCTAACCCTAAGTATTCCTATTATGTTTATTTGCTTGAGGCTGAGCACCCATTATAATTTTCGATGTACTTACTGAAACCCTTTAGTTCAACATGTTTTTCGAAATGATGTTTAATCCCCTGCGCTGTTGAATTATCTCTAACCCATTTGAGGATATCTTCATTTGTTTTTAAATCTGCATTGCTATCTATTGCTCTTTTTAAAGCCTTAATATGGACACCATCAACTGTCATACGAACATGAAGCTGTTTTTCTGACAAAGATGGGGTACCCATTGCGTTAAGTAAACTTTTGGGCAGTTTGTTGGACATACCAGCAAAAACTTTCTCTTGGCTTTCATATGTATAGAAACCAGAGGTAGTCTCATTTAACAAACCATCTATCACGAAATCAAATGTCGCCACACCAATATCAGGGAACAATAAATAGTCTTCATCTTTCAATGCAATGAACTTGGCAAATATTTCATTTTCACCACCTTTATCACATGAGATGGTCAGCCCACTATTTTCCGTTTCATCATAGTACTGTGATTCAATAAACACACTGTTTTCAAAGTGATCTACTTTTTCGCTATAGATCCAGTTCTCCGAGCTAGTTGAAGCGCATCCGGAGACTACTGTCATTACTGCAATACTTATTATTCTTTTCATAATATATCTACTTCTTAATGATATTATTCTCGCTTAAACATAACGAGGCTGTAGAGTTTATCCACAGCCATTTTCAAGTCACGCTCTACGTTAAGTATTTGGTTTTGCAGGCAAGAGGCAAGACCTGACCCTAAGCATTTTTTCTAATACCTAGCCCAAAGAATTAACACACGCTTTGTGAACAGTCTCTTGAAATTCTCGGACCGTTACTTTGTCTTTAATTTTTGGCTCAAACTCTTCTTCATCGAAATAAACTACCGGATCGACTACATCTTCGTCTTTAAGCTCAACCCCAATAGCTTCTTCCATATCAACAACTACAGTTATGAGGTCTAAAACATCAGTATCAAAGTTTTGGTCATAGAATGTCTTATCAATAGCAATTTCATCCACTCGAACATCGAGAGTCTTAGCCATTGCATCTAATACTTTATCGTCTACTGCATCACAGCTATTAGCCCAAACGAAGTTTGAGTTCGTAATTGCTAACACTGAACAGAACACAAGTTTGAGATATTTCATGTTTTCCTCTTTGATACCTAACGAGCCTGTAGGATTTCTCCAAGGCTATTTTTCAGTCGCACTCTACGTTAGGTATTTGGCTTTGCAGGCAAGACCTGACCCTAAGCATCCTACAGCCTCAACGCAGAATTAAGGTGTGAGCAACGCTACCACGAAACTTAACCATACCACCGTAAACACAAAACCCAACGAAGGAATGAAAATGCCAAGCGTTGGGAATCACTCTTAAAATTATAGTTATGTGCGTTACCCTGCTCTTGCGCCATTAGGTATTTCTGTCTCTGGGCAAGCTAAGCATGGTTTCAGTTTGTCTTCGTAGCCGATGTCAAACAACATGCCTTGAGATACTTCACCTGCCATCTTTCTTTCGGGTAAATTGACCACAAACAAGGCTTGCTTACCTTCAATTTCTTTCGGATTCTCACGTTCTTGTTTAATGCCTGCTAAGATTGAACGCTTATGATCACCAAAGTCGACGGTTAGCTTCATGAGCTTGTCCGACTTTGCCACTTCTGATACTTCGACAATTAAGCCAACACGAATATCAATTTTTGCGAAATCATCAAAAGTAATCTCATCTTTAAATGGAGCACATTTCATACATCTACCCTCAAATTTATCCGAAGCGCATAACGTTGGGCATAAGGTGCGCCGAATTCATATACTACAGCTTAAAGGTTTTTTCGATGCCATTAATTTTTATTGATACAGACTTAGTGTTATCAGTAATACAATGGTCAGACATAGGAACTAAGTATTCATTGTCAATTTCATCATCTAACTTAGCACCCAATCCCTCATGCTTTAAGTCATCACACTTCATTGGGAAAGTTCGTATTCCCAAGTTAGCAAAGTACTCATTTGTTGTTGTATCTGGCTTTTTCAGTTCATCACTTTTTATCACCAAGTCACCATCACCGTCGATTTCAATAGAAACCGTTTTATCAGTGCTGATGGTGGCATTTGCATAGACACTTGTTGAAAGAACCAATGACAAGAAAAGAGTCAATTTTTTCATTATTATATTTTCCGTAGATTTAAATTAATTTTTCGATAGTACATATCGCTTATATGCGGATTTATTCAGCATATCTCCCCCAGATACTTCCCGCATAATTTCTCTGGCCACATGAGCGTAGGGTGTAATTTGCCATGTAAAGCATGATCCAATGTGGCAACAGATGAAGTATCCAGATGTTTTTTAGTTTCCAAGTACTGGCACCCGCTACTGTTGCTGTGCATTCGATTTCGCAGAATATTTTACACTAAGTGCCTGATTGTTGGAACGACATCACCGACATAAACCGATACTCAACGATTGACACCGATCTTCGACATCGTTAATCTATAAATGCACTGGCAAAATCCAGTGTCGGGATTAGTCCCCCGCAAATTTTTACAAGGCGCATAGACGCCAGCTTTCGCTGGTTTTTTTATGTGTGGCTTCGGCACACCTGAACATGGTCGTTTTACCTAAAAAACGTACTATCAGCATTATGGTGGGCTGGGCAAGGCAGCTTCGGCTGGCCGTAACCTTGTGAGCGGTAGGACTAACCTTGTTCAGTTCACCACCCGAAGATTAGTCCCTTTGTGTGGTGATAATAAGACATCACAAGGAGGGCAACCATGCCTACAACCTCTCTTACTCTGACTGTATCTGATCTTGTTTTTAACCAAGGCGAGAAAATTCGCACCACATCTCTTAAAGTTGCAGAAGCATTCAATAAGCAGCACCGTGACGTAGTCCGTAAGGTCAACAACTTAGAATGTTCGGATGAATTTAACGCGCGCAATTTTGCGCACGTTGAATATCACGACAAAAAGGGTGAATTACGAAAAGCAATTGAAATGACCAAAGATGGTTTCATGTTCTTGGTCATGGGCTTTACAGGCAAGAAAGCTGCACACATCAAAGAAGCCTACATCGACGCATTCAATCAAATGGCCAGTCAGTTACGAAGTGCCATGCCAATACTTCCGCCGTCTCAATACCAATTACCTGCAAACCGTTTACCCAATAATTATGATTCAGGATGGTTACCTGCTCACTACGAGCGCTGCCCATTAGAAAGCCATTGGACCTATCACATCAAGTTTCAGATCCGGCCTAAAGGCGGCAAGTACTGCGCTAGGTTCGAATTAGGGATTGGCGGTAAAAGTGAAACCCAGCCATGGTTTTCATCTAGTAGCGCAGAGTTTATTGATAGCGAATTTTACTTAGAGTATCGAGACATTGAAGAGCTCTGGGAAAATGTAAGGCTAGTGCTTGAAAAGTATCAAGCACATAGCCCGTATTGAGTGGGGCGGCCGAGTTCCCCCCGAACTCGGCCTATCCAGACGCGCAAGCAAAGGCGTTGGATACTTCTTGGATATGAGAAGTAGCAGCATCATTGCTTGTGAGGCTGGATAACACAATAAAAATTAGTGGGTTAGCTTGCGTTTTAGAAGTAGCTTGGCGTGAGCGTGTAATTGCTTTATTTAACACTCAGAAAAAATGCGAGCGATGTAAAAGAAATAGGGCAGGAAAAATCTGTCGCCACTTTGTCGCCATTTTCGAGTTTTGGTGTTTGTAACTGCATGATATTAAAGGGTTAAAAATTTATCGAATATATTCCCTGAATACATGTAAATCCTCGTAAAATCGCTGTCTTGCTTGCCCTATAAGGCTTCGCGTATTGTTCTATATGCGGCATTTGCCCTTATTACTCGCTATTTACCGAGCTCCGCCGCCATTTTGTCGCCACTTTCCGTGTGCGTTATAAGCCCATCCGAGCTATTGGATTTAGCTTGGTGGCTTCCGTTAAATGGGTAGGGGAGAAGTGGGCATAAACCATTGTTTGCTCTATATTCTGGTGTCCGAGAATATTTTGCAAGTTAATTATGCTACCACCTACATTTATATAGTGCGTGGCGTGCGAGCTATGTGAATAGTTTGAGGAGCCCAACTTAGGTTTGCTGAATGGTTTACTATTCATTAAGCGTTTTAAAAAGATCTATGAACATCACTGGATTGGGGCTGGTTAGGTTTTTTACGGTGTTAAGTTCGCTGAAGCCTTCAGTTTTGTAGAATGCGACGGCGTTGGCTTTTGCGTCTGTGATTAAAAATCGGCAACCAACGGTTGGGTAAATATCTTGAGTGGTAACATCTAATGCGAGAGCAACAAACATTTTTCCTAGTTTATTACCACGATATCTAGCGTCGATAGCAAGTCGGGCGATTTTTACGGCAGGCAGTGAGTCATACTGATTAGCGTAGGGACAGTCACTAAGTTCGTAGCCATTTTTAATATCTAGTTCGCTACAGGTTAACGTTAGATAACCAATAACCTTGCCTTTGTCTTCGCCGTCTTCGAGCAAAATGCAGACATAGGTTTGTGCAACCATGGCGAGCTGAAACTCAATGGCTTGGTTTCTTAGAAATGCTTTTAGTGGTTGAAATTCTTGCGAACCAGTTTTGAAGGGAATTAGTGAATCAGTTGATTGAATAGGGCGGACGATATAGTCAGAACCAAACTCCATAATGTATTGTTTTCCTAATGAAGTTTAGCTTTGATGTTTTTCTTGCCATGCACGCATTTTGGCGCGAAGAGCTTTACCTTCTTCTAAGTTCTCCTTAGCTTTAGGGTTCGCTTTATCTTCGTTCATATGAACGAGAAAGCGAGCGGCTTCTTTACCACTCAGTTCTATTCGGCCAAATGTGCTACTTTTGATTGCCATTATTGCTTCCTATTAAAGCCAATACTTTTGCTATATGAGGCGGTGCCATATACACCCTAAATATAACTACATATTAGCAGAGTGGAGTTGAACAAAGAACCAAAAGAGCTCAGTTTTTGAGCTGAAATAGTGAAGTGACGCGCGAGTTGGGCTGCAATGAAGGTGCTATTTTCTGTTGAATGGCGTTAAAAAACTAACCGCCAGAACGTGAGCTCTGGCGGTGATAAGGATCTAGAAAGCTGTCGCGCGCACAATGCGGTTGATTTTGCTTTGGAACTCACCGTCAGAAAGGTTACTGAGTTCGTAGAGGACCTCGGCGCCGGTGACGTCGAATTCTACGTGGTGATCTTCGATGGCTTCATCGTTGTTTCTAAATAGCAACAAGTGATTAGCCATGCGGGCGATGTCGAGGTAGCTGACCAGTTTGTCGCTTTGACCGAGTGACTTGTTAGTGGCCACTTCGAGGAAGTCTGAGTCGAAGCCCCACTGCTTTAGTACCAACTGGCTGGTGATTGGGCAGCGAGATTGGAAGATTTGCATCGCCAAGTCGTAATCTAAAT